CTACGACGAAATCGCCGAGAAAAAGATGGAGCAGAGAAAAGCTCTCGATGATTATAAATACGCGCTGAAGAACAATCAGACGTATCAGACGCTTCTTTCTGACATCCAGGAATTGAACAGCAAAAAGAAGGTGCTTGAGCTGTCGGTGGCCGGTGAAGTCGGATTGAATGAGGACAAGCTTGATGAGATTAAGCGAGAAATAAAAAGCAAGAGCGAGATGCTTTCCGATGTGGCTATTAATGAGCTTATGGCTGGAAAGACTGTCGAAGTTGAGGATGAGGATGGAAATAAATATATCCCTGTGTGGAGCGTTAAATTTAAAAAAGTAAATTAAGATGAATATTTCCGAAATAAAACCTTACGCGAAGAATGCCAAAAAGCATCCGGAACATCAGATAAAAATTCTGATGAAGGATATTGAGGCTTTCGGTTTCACTTTCCCGATGATCATAGACAAGGATCATGTCATTGTCAGCGGACATGCTCGTATTGAAGCGGCTAAGAGATTGGGATATGAGGAAGTGAAGATCGGTGCGCTGTATTCAAAGCCAGGAGAAATGTTCGTCCCGGCGATTCTCAATGATTATCTGAACGAGGATCAGATCAGGCAGTTTCGCATCGCGGACAATAAGACGAACGAGTCGCCCTGGATAAAAGAGGTTTTGATGGAGGAACTGAGAGAGATACATCTGAAAGGGTTGGATTTGACGCTTACCGGATTCTCGGTTGATTTGATTCGGGATATGGAAGAGGACGGATTCGATGCAGAGGCGGAGTATGAAAAGATTAAAAGCCCGAAATCCAAGAAAGGAGATTTGTATCAGCTCGGAGAGCATCGGCTGATGTGCGGAGATTCAACGAGCGAAAAGGATTTTAAGAAATTATTGGGAAGAGAACAGGCTAAGCTTATTTTCACGGATCCGCCTTATAATGTCGATTATAAATCTCCGTCCAATCTGAGCTATGACTCGAAGAAATACGGAGGAAGCGGAGGAAAGATTTTCAATGATAATTTATCGGATAACGATTGCTTGGATTTTTATACGAAAGTTCTTAATAATCTATATGATTTTTCAGCTGATGAAACGACGATCTATTGGTGGTTTGCGAATATAAACAATCACATCAATCGGGAAGCTTTCAAAAATGCCAAGTGGCATATGTCGCAGATTATCATATGGCTCAAGAATTCAATGGTGCTGAGCATGGGCCAGGATTATCACCGCTGTTATGAGCCGTGCATGGTCGGATGGAAGAAAGGCAAGAAGCATCAAGTCAATAAAGCGATTACGAATTACACGGATATGATTTTGCTGGACTATGAGAATTTCGGAGAAATGCTGGATGTCTGGTACGAGAAGCGCGATTCGGTTCTGACTTATGTCCATCCTACGCAGAAGCCGATCAGATTGGCCGAAAAAGCTTTGAAACGGAATAGTTTGGATGGAGATATCGTTTTGGATGTATTTGGCGGATCAGGTTCGACAATGATGGCTTGCGAGCAGTTGAAAAGGCGATGTTTCTCGATGGAGCTGGACCCTAAGTATGTAGATGTGATTATTAAGCGATGGGAAAAATATACAGGTAAAAAGGCTAAGAAAGCAGAAAAGAAAGGAGGTGTTAAAAAATGAACGAAGATTATTCAATGAAATCATGCAGTGAAGAAAAAGTGAAAAAAGAAGGAGAAGTTGAACAACAACTCAATCAGCAAGAGCAATTATTGGGAGAGCTGCACAGTGTCATTTCATCTCTCGGTGATAGAATTTCACCAGTTCTTAGAGAGGTTGGCCCGGAAAAAGATAGTGCCAGCACTCCAAGAGAGAGTTTGGTTCCGGTTGCAAATAAAATCAGGGAAGGCAATGACGCAATCGGAAATGCGATTGAAAGACTGCAAAGTCTTAGGAGAAGAATTGAGCTTTAATTTTAAATTCAAACAAAATGGAAACAATGCAACCGACAATTGGAAGGATCGTTTACTACTCGCTCTCAGAGCAAGATGCGGAGCAGGTAAACAGGCGCAGAGATGATTTTCACAAGGCGCCAAAGAAGGAAGTTGGGACTGGTGAGCAGTATCATGTGGGCAATCGTGTGTAAGTAGGGCAGATCGTGGCAGCTTTGGTGACAGCAGTATGGTCGCCAACGCTCGTGAACTTGAAGGTTATGCTCGACGGCAACGATGATTTATGGGTGACAAGTAGACCGCAAGGTGAGAAGCCTGGCTACTGGGATTGGATGCCGTTTCAAAAAGATCAGCAGAAAAGAGTTGAGGCTATGGCTGATGCAGAAATAGAAAAAAGAACTGAGAATGCTGGGAAAGATATCGCAAGCGCTTAATTAATTAATTAATTAATTTTAATCAAACATATGGACAATTGCTGTGGTGAATCTCTAGGTCAGGTGCTTGGCAAAATGCCAACGCAAAAACCGCAGAGAATGGAAATCCAACGGGTTTCAAATGGATTCATCGTTACCGGCTATGGTGTAAAAACCATGATTGCCAATACTCTTGAGGAAGCGGTTGCGCTGCTCAAGAAGGAAATGGAATAGTAGTTTATTTCTTCAGTTCATGTCAGTGTGCGGATAGCCTAGGGCATGAGCTGGAATAAGTAAATTATTAAAAAAACAATTATGCAAAAAGTAGAAGAAAATGGCGACATCTCGAGGCGCGAGGAAGTAAAGGGTGGAAGCATCACTACTCATTATCCAAAAGGCAAGCTCAATATTTATGACGAGGGAGCGACAAAAGTGGCAATGTTCGTAGAAAAAGAAAGACTGATTATTGATTTTGGTCATCCTACAAGGTGGATAGGACTTGGCAAGGACGAGGTGGAAACATGGATCAGTGTGATGCAAAAGAGATTAGGCGAATTATCATAAAAAAACAAAGACATGAAACAAAAAATAATCAGATTTATTTTGAGGGGGATTATAAAGCATGTCTACCGAAATTCAAAAATATCGGGAAAATACTCAGTTATCCGTAAAGGTGATGGATATCACATCATCGTTCAATAGCATGAAAAAAAAGAAAAATATAAAAACAAAAAAAGTCCCGGCGGTTGTCAAAGTTGGCCGTCCGAGAAAGAACAAAAAAGGCCAGGTTTTGAATCCAAAGACAGGCAAATTTTTGACCGGGAGACCGCCAGTAATCAACAAAGAAAAGCTACACAAACTTGAGATAGCTTTCGGTTATGGATGCACGGATGCCGAGGCTTGTGCTTTTGCGGATATTTCAGAATCAACGCTATACAATTATCAAAAAGAAAATGAAAAGTTTTTGGAGCGAAAAGAGCAGTTGAAACAATTGCCTAATTTGCAGGCTCGGAAGGTTGTTGTTGAGAGTATGAAAACTAACCCGGCAACCGGCCAGTGGTGGCTTGAGAAAAAACTACCTTCTGAGTTTGGAAAGAGCGGCGGAACCAATGTAGCGATTCAAATAAATAACACGATTAATAAAAAGAAAAAAGACTATGGAATTTAAAAGCAGAATTATAATGTTTCTGATTTGGTCAGTGGTTTTGTTAAATATCTCATTTTAATTTTATGTCATTCAATCCCGAAGGTTATCGCCGCGCAATTGAGAATGAATTCACTATCATCGACAAAAACAAGGAAGAAGTTCCTTTCATTCTCAACAAAGCACAAAGTCATTTTATCGATCAGATTCCAAATCTGAATCTTGTCGTTTTGAAAGCTCGCAAGATGGGATTTTCTTCAGTGGCTTTGGCGATTGCGGTTCTAAAATTTATTTTTGGCAAGAATGAGCGCTGCGTTTCGATGTCGTTCGATGCCAGTGCTTCGGGAAAGCAGTTGGAGCGCGCAAAGCATTTTCTCAGATCGTTCGAAGCGAAGAACGGAGAAAAACTTCCACTCAAGTACAATACCAAGAACGAGATGGTTTACGAGGGAATCGATGAGGAAACCGGCAATCGATTCATCAATACGCTTCGCATCGGAACGGCTAAGTCCGGAAGCTTCGGGCGAGGAGACGACATCACATTTTTGCATATTACCGAGGTTGCATTTTGTCCGAATATGCAGGATCTGCTTTCCGGAGTTGTTCAGGCGGTTGTCCATGATACGCCGATCATTTTTGAAACGACTGCTAATGGTTACGGAGAATTTAAGGAATTCTGGGATAAAGCAACGCTTGGCGAAAACGGATACAAAGCTTTGTTTTATGGCCCGGAGTGGGAATATGACCAAATGTTTCTCGATAAGAAGCGCATTGAGCTGGGAGAGCGATTGTTTATGCAGGAATATCCAAGAAGTCCGGAGGAAGCATTCCTTACTTCCGGAGATTGTTATTTTGATACTGCCGCATTGGGAAATATGTTGAAAAAGACTCAAGAACCAATAAGCTTCCAATTCTCATGAGAACGCCGCACACTTCAACATTCAAAGGCAAGACAGTTTTCATTCGCTTGAAGAATGGAGATCAGTTTGAGGACAAGTTTAAAGACAAAAAGCAGAAGTTCGTCATTTTGGAGAAAGCCGGAAAGATCCCGATCATTGAGATCAAATCATTTTCAATAAGAAAATTAAAAGCAAAACAATGAAAAAATGGATTGAAAAAACAATGAAAGTTGAAACTATATGTTGTGATATTTGTGGTGAAGAAATGCCAGAACACCAATTCAATGAAAACAGAATAGAGATTGTTAGGCATTTATTTAATACGAAAGATTTTGATGCACACGAAAAATGCATAAATGGTGTAGTTCGAGAAGCTTTCAGTAAATATTTTTCATAAACAAAATGAACTGGCGACAATATAGAAAAATTGAAAAAGGCGAATTCCTTTTGTTCTCAGTGGATACGGCTTCGGGCGGTGGAGATTATACCGTCTGTCAGGTGCTGTCAAAGACTAAAATTGATGTTCCCTTGGTGTTTCAGAGCAAGGTGACTACATCTGACTTCATTCCGGAGCTTGTGCGCGTCCTGGAGCGAGTTTATAACATTACGGAGGTAAAGCCGGTAGTAGCACTGGAAAGAAACAATGGAGGGGCGTTTTTGATGGACAGAGTGGCCGGACTCAATCTCAGTGGGAAATATGAAGTTTTCAAAATGCCGAAATTCGGCAATGTGGAAAACAATGAACCGAATCTTCTTGGCTGGAATACTACGACAGGCACACGGCCGAAAATGCTGCAGGAACTCAAGGATGCTATTGAGAAGCAGGTTTTGAAGATTTATGATCGGCAGACTATCAATGAAATGCTTTCGTTTATTGTGGTGCAAACTTCCAGCAGTTGGAAAGGAACAGCCGAAGTCGGCGCGCATGACGATCTTGTAATGGCATTGGCCATCGCTTGGCAGATGTATCAAATCTGTCAGCCAGCAAAATCAGTCGCATCGGATTATTCTAAATACGAGAATTACAAGCAGGATGATTACGAAGCAAATGGAATAAGATTTTAATTTTTTAAAACATAAATAAAATGGGAAGATCAAAAGAATTGAAGAAAATTAGGAAATATTCAAGGCAGAATGCCAACAGAATATTTCAGCAGTTTGAAGCTAATTTCAATATCAACGAGTATCTGAAACCGAAGCCTAGATTTTGTCCGAAACTTGTTTGGAATTTTCTTTTGTGGATAATTATCAAAAAAAGCTAAAATTACCTAGCAAAAAAGCCACTTGACAGAATTGATTGTTTTGTTATGATGTAAGTGTAGATTTCTTTATCTCTGCAACTATCGCGAGAGACAACGCGAAAACAGCTGACGATAAACTTCTATTTTCCCGGTTTTGCGCCTATATGGTGAGCAGGTAAACCGCGGGCATAGGAGTTTTTGCGTCATCGGGATAAAAACGACGCAACCTTGCAAGAGGTTGTTTTTTTGTATCTCACAAGCTCTTAGCTTCTATGCTAGGAGCTTTTTTATTTTCTAAACGCGCGGAACATAAAAACAAAATTGAATATTTTGGAAAAGCGGGCTTGCGCTCGCTTAGAAAATAACAAATGGAACAAGACACAACAAAAAAAGAACAAGACGAGAAATCTCTTTTGGATGAAATATCGGAGCAGTATTCAAAGGCCGATACAGCCCACAAAGAGATTCGCGATGGAGAATTCAACTGGAATGACCGGGAGGATTTGTTTTTTGGCAGATACAAGAATCCAGGAGAAAAAACGAAGTCAGTACTCTCTACCGGAGAGCTGACGACTTTGGCTATCGATGGATCTTGTCGGGTAATGGCGCAATTGCCAACCGGACGCTTTTACAATTTCAACGGACTGACCGGATCCAATATGCTTATGAATCTTTTGTTCGAGCATTATGTCGTTCCGAACGCAGTTTCCGGCGGACCGCTTCTTTTGAAACACAGGATGGTTGATATGTATTCCCGGGTGTTTCCGTACATCCCGGTTTATATCGAATGGAAAGTGACTGACAAATATGTCGGCCCGGATATGGTGGTTATCCATCCGCGCAGATTCAGGCCACAGCCAGGCAAAACAGCCATTGAAGACATGGACTGGTGTTTTGTGGATACGGAAGTATCAAAGGCGTGGTTGGAGTCAAGGAAGAAAGCTGATCCAAAACAAAATGTCTGGAAAAATATTGATGAGGTTATAAAACTGGCTGGAGAAGGTCAAGGAACTCCGGAAGATGAACGCTCAACAAAAGAGCGAGGAAAAACAAAAACCGGAATCACTTTAAGGCACAGATTTTCTTCCAATGGCGACTGGGCGGTTTATGCTCCTTTTGAAAAGAACGACAAGCTTTTAGTGGATGAAAAGAAATATTATCCTTGCATTCCAATTTCGTTAAAACTTCAATACCCGAGAATGGATCAGCTTGCCAGTCTGACTGATTTCGATCGCGGAGAGATGACTCAGAAATCCATCGATTCATTGTTCAGAATGTATTTGGACGGCGTGGATATTTCCATGAATCCTCCGGCCAAGATGGATCCGGAGCAGGTGGTTCTTTCTTCCATTGTCCGACAGCCTAAGGCCAAATGGTTCGTCAAAAATGGCAATATGAGCGCGATTGAGATGCAGAATGTTAATCCGCAAGGGTTGTCGACATTTCAGTCTACTTATCAAATTTTAAAAGGCAATCTGTTTTCGCTTGGAGCTTCCGGTGATACATCGGTGGCTGCAAGCGTTGATCCCGGGCTTGGAAAGACTCCGGAAGCATTGAAACAGCAAGGAGAAAGACAGGGGGCGCGCGATGCTTGGGACACATTCATGATGGAGCAATTTATTGAAAGGACATATACGATTATGGCCGACATGATTGCGATGAAAGGTGTGAAGCCTTTCGCTTTCAAGCTTCTCGGCAATTCAATTCAGCGAATCAAAGAAGAATATCCGAATGAGGATTTTGGAAAATTGCTCGGTAGCGGATTTGAAAAAGGTTCAGTGACAGTCAAGAACGAAAATGTCAAAGGCAGTTATCGCTTTGTAATCGATTCAGGTTCAATGGCAGTCAGAAAAGATGATACTGGTCAAAAACTGATGGCTCTTTTGAAACTATATTCGGAAAATCCGCAGATTCAGAAAGACTTGGCGGCGAGAGGTCAGAGAATCGATTTCGGAGAAGCATTCAAAAGAATCATTGTTGATCAGGGAATTATGGACAGCGACAAGATAATTATAACTGAGCAGGATCCGGAATCAGTTGAGGGAATCGGTGATGAGGGTGCGACAGTCACTCCGGAGGAAGCTGGTTTGATTCCGCCTACTGAAGACGAAGCGAGAGTCGCTGAAGCTGCAGCGGCATTGGGATCAGTCAATCAATAAATATAAAAAATATGTTGAGTAATGAAATAGAAAAATTGCATAAAAAACTGGAACAGCGATTGAAAGATCGCGATATGGAAAAGGACGACAAGGACATTGCTGTTATGGCCGAACATCGTGGCTGGGAAGTTCTCAAGGGTCTTATGGAAGGAATGATTGCCGAACTTTTGGAACCGGTTGATTTTTCCGATGAAACTCCTTTGGAAGTGCGCGGATCTATCGGTGATGCGCGATATTTCACGCTCAAATCATTGAGAACAGTCATTGGAACGGTTGAATCGACAAAGTCCGCTAAGAGGATTGAAAAAGAGGAAAAAAAGAAACAAGAAGAAGAAAAGGACAACAATGTTTAGCCTAGTTTTGGGTGGTCGATATTCGCACCTTAAACAGCGAATCCAAAACTAAGCCAAGCATTGTTGAGTAGGAATGTCGGAGAGGGGCAAACTCGGGCATTTCTGCGAAAGCAGAACCTGAATTGCAATTCGAGGGCTTACCCGATCGTTAACTGGGTAATGTAAAAAAAATGACAGAAGAACAAAAAAACGCAACTGACACCGGCGAACAGGTGTCCGCAAGCACTGCTCCCGTAACCACCGAAAACGAATCGTCCGCGAAAGGGACTGATCCGGTGGACGAGAAAATAAAGCAGGTCATCGGGGAACATAATCTTCCCGCTCCCGAGGAAACAGAGGAGAAACCCGAAGACAAAAAGGGCGCGACAGATCCTAACAAAAAAGAGGAAGAGGTTCCGGAAAAAAAGGAAGGAGAAGAGTTCGATGGTAAAACCGAGGAAGCTTCGGAAGAGTTTGAAGGCCCACAGCCCGAAAAACTGGACCGGAGAATCGCCAAGCTCTATCTCCAAGCCCGTCTGCTCCGAGGCGAGGAAGGGGACGCCCCCGATCTCGAAGAGGTAGCCCGAGAAATTCAGCGCTATCCATTCGGAGAAAAGAAAAAAGCATTGCACAAACTTCTGGCCGAAGTGAAAAATCTTCGGGAAGGCGGAAACAATGACGAAGGCTCTGTTGATCTCTCGGAAGAGGATCACGAAGCTATCGTCGAAGCCGAAGCCAATCGCCGACTTGCAGAAATGCGAGGGGAAATCGAACAGCGCGAATGGGCAGAAGATCTTGTGAAGACGGTTGAAGCCCATCCGGAACTTGATGAGCGAAAACAAGAATATAATGTGAAGCTGGCTACTGCCGTTGAAAACTTAGTCAAACGCGGCATGAAAACCTCTGAAGCTTATAAACTTGTTACGGATTCAATCTCAGTCGCCAAGGAAGAAAAGAAAAAGGACGATGAGATTGAAAAGCAGAAAGCTCTTTCGGGAGCGGTCAGCGCTTCAACAGATCATGTTGAAACCCAAAAAAAGCTCACCTGGGACGAATTGGCGGAAATCCAGGCCAAGGATCCGGCCAGATACATGGAAATCATGAGAAGCGGAGAATTGCCTGAGTAGCAGAGAGAATAATTTATTTAAAACAAAAACAACGATATGGAAAATTTCGGAACTTCAGTTGCCGTGAAACTCGTTTCAAAGGCGCTGAAAATCTTTTATGCCCGATCGTTCTTCGATGATATTACCAACCGTGATTTCTTCACTGTAGGCAATACCGACCCGAAGACGACCCAGGACATCAAGGACAAAGGGCAAAAATTTAGGATTCCTACCCTGTTCTCAAATGGGTGGCAGGATTATGACGGAACTGACATTGATGTCAGCGAGGTCAAGGAATCGATGTCTGATTTGACAATCGATCAGACTAAGGCTTTGGGAGACCTTATTAAAGATATTTCCCAATTTAAGAGTCAGGTTGATAATCCCAAATCTACTCTTATTCAGCAGGTAGGGGATTCGCTCAAGAAGCTTATGGACAGCTATGTTCTTAAGTCTTGGGCTGATGCGGCAGCTGGCAATCATGTGGGAACTGTCTATGACACCGGAACGGTAGCCATAGATGTTGATGGAAATGTAACCGGTACGGATACAGTTTTCATTGCCGCTATGGTTGGCAAGTCATTCAAAGCCGCTGGCCACAGCAAGTGGTATCGAGTTAAGTCGAGAAGTGGAAACACCGCTATCGTTATTGAAAACGACAGTGATGATGAAGCTTCAGCATACGACGGTGGAGTTATCGCCGGAGGTGCGGCTTATGAGATCCAGGCTAATGCGAAAGTTGCCGTTGATAGCACAAACATTGCTTCTTACTTGATCAAACTCAAGACTAAGTTGACCAATGCTGGTATTCCTGATGATGGCAACAGGTTTTGTTTGCTTCCTGCCGATGCCGAAGAGAGCCTTTTGACTGCATCTCAATTTAATCCTTCCATCAAGGAAGTTAATGACGAGACTGTTCAGAAGGGTCGCGTTAAGAAAGCTTATGGATTCAATATCTATATTGCTCCTAACGATTACTTCGAAGGTGACAACACAAGTGGTTATCACTGTCTTGCAGGTCATACGGCTGGTATCACCGCCGGTTATGGATTTATCTCTCCGATCAAATCTATAGAACCTGAGAAGAACTTCGGTGAAATCTTGAAGGGACTTTTCGCTTTCGGAACGAAGGTTGCAGACGAACGCCGCAAGGCTTTGGCTCACCTTTACGCTACATTCGATATAGCTGCCTAGTGAGTTGTTGCTCTTTCTTGCCTCTCTTATGGGAGGCAATGTTAGGGTAATAAATTAATAAAAAAATATGTTGCAAATTAAAAGCGATCTTCCAAAGGAAACCCGTGATGAAATAGACCGAATATTGGCTATTCCGTCCGGACAAAGAACGAATAAAGAAAACAGTTTTTTGACTGCTCTTGATTCGTATATGACCAATGAAATCATTGAAAAAGATTCAAGCGGATTGATACTCAAAGCGGCCGGAGAAACAGTACCGACCGGAAACGGATTCAAAAAAGGAGCGATTTTTATCAAAAAAGATGCTTCCGAAAGTGTTTTGTATCAAAACGAGGGCGATGAAACAACTTGCTCTTTTGTTCCAATTTCAGAAAAGAAAGGCGGAACTCCGGTCAATGCCGTAGCCGCTCTTTCCACATTGACTTCAACAAATACAAATGCCACGGCCGGGAAGAAAGTCGTGATAGGAAGCGTTGAATATACCTTTGTTGATGCTTTGACGACTGATCCGGCGGCAGTGCCTTACGAAGTGCTGATCGGAAACGATGCAGATGCAACCTTGGCTAATTTGGTGGCTGCGATCAATGGCGCAGAAGGAGAAGGCTCGACTTACGGAACAGGAACCGAGGCTCATCCGGATGTGGAAGCTGGAACTATTTCGGCTCACGCATTCGATGTTACGGCCAAAGTATCGGGAGAAATCGGAAATCAGATAGCAGTTTCAACAGATGAAGCCACATTGTCTTTTGACGACGAAACCCTTTTGGGCGGAGTTGATGGGACCGTGGCTAAAAAAGGCTCAATATTGGTCGATGAGAGCTATCTCTATGTCGCAATCGATGACAATAGCGTGGCTGATGCGAATTGGAGAAGGATATCTGTTGGAGTAGTTTATTAATCAATTTTAAAAGCATAAATTTATGGACAAAGAATCAAAAAAAATTCTGAATAAAATCCTTGAGAAAGATATTGCAAATCTGACTGGAGAAGACAAAGTTTTTCTTCGAGCCAGGAGAACCTATCTTTCCGCTTCAGAGGTTGAAAAATATTCGGAAATTTTAGCAGAAAAGAAAGTTAAAAAGGAAGTCGTTGAAAAAACTCCCGAAGTGGAGGATGAATCAACCGAAGAAGAATCTGTTGAGGAATCTGAAGAAGATGAAGTCGAAACAAAGGCTCCGGAAAAGAAAGAAAAAACAAAGGCGAAAGGAAAAGGAAAGAAAAAATAGTTTGTCTTTCGTGAAAAAGCCCCGCGTGTGCGAGGCTTCTCAGGAAAGGGAAAGTTCATTGAAAATTATTGTGTCGGAATTTTCTTGGATTTATTGCGATATACCATTGTTGTTATAAAAAGGATGATATTGAGTAGTCCACTTCCAAGAAAAAGAAGAAAAACAAGAGCAGTAAAATCATCGTCAGTTTTATTTTTGGTTTCTGAAAATGGTTGTTGCGAAGCATATTCTATTACTGTTGGAACTTTATCTTTGGCAATTGCATCAGAAATATAGATGCTGTCCCAATATGCATAATCAGACCATTCTCCTAAAATCTTAGCTTTTACTGACAATGTGTAATTTCCTGGCTTCACATCGGAAAAAGTTATTTTGCTTCTGTGTGTGTCAGCCAAGGGACCGGGATCAGCCGCCTTGGTATCAAGTCGAACGCTCCAATCTTTGTCATCGGTTTCATTGGGATAATACCAATCAAAAGATACAGAGAATTTATCTTCGCCGGTTTTTATAACATCATATTCCAGTTTGGTATCAGCTGCGACGATTGGATTTTTGGGGGCAGGTGGAGGAGCGGTTTTCTTGACTGGTGGAATATACGAACAAGTGCATGAAGGACTATATGATCCATCATTGCATACTTGGCGACCGGTTGAAGTATCGCAGTGTGAAACTCCGCCATGATAAGAACAACATCCGGAAGTCGCCAGGGAAAATGAAGGCCAAGAAATTATGAGAAATGCAAAAAGCGTTAAAAATAATTTCTGGGTTTTCATGGAAAGTAAATTAAAAAATTACTTGATTACTACGCCGTAGATATCTATGTCGGAAGATGAAAGCCATCCGTAATTACGGGAATCAAAAGAATGTTCTTTGTTATCGCCCTCAACCCAGTATTGACTGGATTCATTTATTTGAGTCACGCGCTTAATAAGTGTTTTGGATGAATCGTCAGTTGTGCATTTCGAGAAGCATGTGAAAACAATCACATCGCCTACGGCAGGAGTTTTTTTGAGAAAATTGACATAAACATTCTGGCCGTCGTGATAAGTAGGTTCCATGGATTTTCCCTCAACAGGGGTAATCAGTGACTGGCCGTTGTTGTCGAAATACCAAAAAAACGCTTTCAGAAATCCGATTCCTGAAAAGAATAAGATTACCACGGTAGCAATTACAAAAAGAGTTCGTTTTATATAAATATTCATGAGTTTAATTTAACAAATAATAATACAATAATCAACTAAAATGTCAATAGTTTTCGCCAGTCGATTTGGCGAAACAATTGATCAAAAAAATATGCCAATATTAGGAAGAGCAGGAGAATCCCTATCAACCCGGTTATTCGGAAAGCCAGGAGTAGGGCAAGGATTAAAAAATCTAGCAAGCGGTGCCACGACTCTGGGAGGAAGAGTCGTGCAGGGACTCCAAACGCCAGGAGGTTTTCTTGGAGCAGCTATCAAAAAGGTTACTCCGGTTGCGAGTGCTGATGAGGGAAATGGATATCAAAATCCAAATTCTGATGAGGAATCACAACAGCTTAGGAGCGGGGGAAATGGATCGAATGTTCAAAGTTTGAATGATATTAAAGGTTCGGGTGCTTCTCAAAGCAATATCGAAGATCAAAATAGAAAAAATATAATTTCCGCTTTGACCGGAAACTGGGACGATACATCTGACAGCATCAAAGATACTGAAAAATATCTTGAATCATTTGGGAAGAGCATTGGGACGAGTCTTGGAAAAGCCCGAGACGCTTATTTAGGCTCGGCTCAAAACAAGCTAGACAAAAGCAAGGAAGCAATCGAGGGAAACAGAGAGCTTATTGCAAAAAATCAAACTAAGGACTTGAGAAATCTTGCCGAAGATGTTCGCAGTAGCATTTTCAACACGAATATAAGCCTGGGATCCGCAGCTGGATCATCGGCGTCTTTAGCTGCGGCTAAGGCCATATCAAAAGCGGCTGGGAAAAACAGAGCAGAAACGCTGACCGGTTACGGTGATCAAATCTCAAAGGAAAATCAAAATGAGAAGAATGTTGTGGAAGAATACAATCTGCAAAGAAAAAATATTTATGACTGGGAGGAAAGAAACAAGAAGCAGTTGATTGCCGAATATGAGGAAGAAAGAGATACACTCAGAAAACTCAAAGACAAGGTTCCGGATTGGAAACAAAAAGATATCGAGGCTCTTCAAGATAAAAACCTCAGCAAACTTATCGGCGGCCTTCAAAGCGTTTATTCAGCGGCCAGAGGTTATCGTGATACTTTGAGCGCGATTATAACGGATATGTATGGCCAGTCTGATGAGTTGGCAAATTCCAGCATCGGAATCGATAAACCGGCCGAGCTGGATACTCCGGTATTTGATGAAAATCTGGAAATGCCTGCAGGCGGTGAAACAGATGAAGATGCTGAAAGTTTCTACAATCCGAAAGTGAAACAGAAGAAACGAGTAGGGACCGATATTCTCGGAAATCCATACTACATTGAGGGTGAGGAATAAAAGATTAAACAAAAATAAAAAATGGGACTTTTTGATCTATACACAAAAGCAAAGAAGAAAATTCATGATACTTTTGAGCCAATCGAGCAAAAGGTTTCTTCAAGCTTGGGATCAATGGCAAGCGGAGTCAGAAAAACTCTTAATTCACCTGCTCCGCAATGGATGCAAAATGTAGATCAAGGATTGCGCAGATTTTCAACAGCGGCGGAGAATGTTCCAAAATTTCATTTTGCGGAAGAAGTCAAAAATCCTGTCGGACGCTTTGGAGCGGAAGTAGTCCAGGGCATTGCAAATATTCCGTCAAAAACTATCAGTGTTACGCTGAAAGATTACGGAAAAACCAAAACAAATCCATCATACTTAATTAAAAGAGGAGCGGAAGCGGCCAATATCGGAGTCGATATCGGTTCGCTTTTTGCTGGTGGCCCGATTGTAAAAAATCTAGCCAAAGAGGGATTGAAAAAAACCGGAAAGGCTACTTTGGGTACTGTTTTTAAGCAAGGTGCCAAGGTTGGAGCTAGAGATGGATTGGCATACGGAGCAACATCTGGAGCGCTCTCAGGACTTCAAGAAGGAGATAATCTAAAGGAGCAAGGGAAAAATGCATTGAAGCAAGGAGCAATTGGTGGAGTTATGGGCATAGCGGCCGGCGGTGTTCTTGGCGGAGCAATTCCTGCGGCCGGCCATGAAGTGGGAAGTGTCAAAAAAGACATCAAAAATTTGATGAATCCGTATGCGAAAAGGATTGTTACAAAGTTTGAAAAAGAGCCAACCGGAGCGTTTGCGCCTGGAGGAGTCCCACAGATGAGAGATGTTCCAGGAACGGCAAAAACATTTGTTGAGACCGTAAAAATGCCATTCAAGCCGCAAAGTGCTACTGGAAAATTATTGTTCAGCAGACCCGGACTAACTATCGAGGATGTAAATGCGAAAAATCCGAGGGTTGTTTCATCCAAGAAGCTTGATGAAAAGATTGCGGCCAAGATAAACGATGCCAAAGAATTGGTCGGAAGACAGCTTGAAAATCAGCGCAAGGGGCTAAATACGGCCGAAAAGGGGTTTGTATCGCCTGGCGAGGTAAAAGCTCCACAGAAGCCAAATTTAGGACAAATCAAGCCAGTTTATAGGGTAAAAAGCCAGGCGGAAGATGCTCCGTTCAAGGGGGACGAATTCTCAGACAATTTTAAGACTTTGCGTGAGGCTGTAGCCAAGAAAAAGGCAGTAATGACCGAGAAAACTCCATTTGAAGCACCTGAAGGTGGATACAATAAATATCAGCAAGCTGCCTATGACAAGAAGGTGGAGCGATCCAAAGCGGTAAAAGATTTTCTGAGCCAACCGACACAGCTGCGCAGTATGGGATATAAAAAGACTGAGATCGATCGCATAGGCAAAGACCAGGCGGAGAGAATTATAAAACTTGGAAATTTGGGATATCCGAAGAACGAGATCCAAAAAATGGATTTCGATCGGATGGATTTGATTATAAAGAAAAGCGTTCCATGGACGAATTTGAAAAAATATTATGAGCGCAAGCATTCTTTGGATACCGATTTCTTGGAGGGAATCGATCCTGCAGAATTGAAAGATATTAATCCGGCGATGACCTACGGCCGCGATGTATTTCGTAATTTTGAAGTGGCGTTCGGAAAGAATTTTCCAAAGATAAAAAGCCAGCTTCTCGATCCGTTTGATCAAGCTAAGGGGAATCTTTTTACCGAGCAAGAGCAATTGGCCAAAGAACTTCATGAAAATATCGTTAAAAAGTTCGGGATAAGCAAGGGAAGCAAAATGTCCGAGTATGTTCAGAAATGGGGAGAAAATAAATTTATCAGACCATTGGAAGAATCAGATATTCCGGATGCAATTAAGCAGCAAATAAATTTCGCAGAGCTTAAAAATTTGGCGGAAAAAACTGCTAAGGGAGATTGGAGAATATTGGTAGCAAAAAAATTAGAAGAATTGCCAGAGCAAAAAAGGCAGGTTGTTTTGTCGCAGCTTCAAAAGGCAGAGCCTAAAAAATGGCAGAATGTTATTGAAGCTGATAAATGGTTTAGAAATAAATACGAAACGCTTCTTGCGGATTTGAACAAGGTCAGGGAAGAAAATTTTCCGACTCATCCATTGTATCCGGAAAGTTCCAAAATAATTCCTTTCAGAAAAGATTATTATCGCCATTTTAAGGATAATGAGGGTTTTGCTGGACTTAAGAATATGTTCGAGGGACCGTCCAGCATAGATCCAGCATTGGCGGCTTCTTCAGATGTGACTAATCCAAAAACGAAATGGTTGTCTTTCGCCCAAAGAAGAAAAGGGGATAAAACTGAATATGACGCGGTGGGCGGCTTTGAAGATTATTTGAAAAATCACGCTTATGCCAAGCACATTGATCCATTCATACAAAAATTTAAAGGTATTGATGATGAGACAAAACAAGGCTTGCCGGCTGGAAGTTTTTTCCACGAAACTCGAGGATTAGCAGAGGAGCTGTCGCAAAAAATGGATCCGCTTCAGCAAATCACTGATTCAACCGATTCGGCAAAGATTCAAAAAATACTTACCGATCACGGTATGAGCGAAACCCAGTCCGGCTGGATGAGCAAGGAATTGGCCGGTATAAGCAACTATGAAAAAGTCAAACAATTCATAAAAAATAAAACATCGAAAAACAAAGAAAATATTTTAGGAAAAATGGAGCCGAAAGCTTTGGCGGAAGGTTCTGAAAATCAGGAAAACAATTTCCTTACATTCATCAAAAATTATTCAAGAGATTTGGCAGGGAAAACCAATCCGGTTGATAGGCCTTTCCAAGAGGGTCTTATGGGCAGAAAAGCGCTGAGTATTATCAATTGGGCAAACAGCCGATTTAAAGCGAATGCAGTTTTGGGAAATCTTTCCAGTTCGGTGGCTCAATTTTTCAACATCCCGCAAGGATTTGCCAGTGCCGGGATGAGGAATTCAGCCAAGGGATTCGGGGATAGTTTGGCGGATATTTTCAGAAAGGATGCGCCTATAAACAAATCTTCCTTTATCCGGGAAAGATATTTTAATGCTTTCGATAAATTTGATGAAGGCATTTTGAATAATACGAAGAAATTCGCAGTGTGGATGACCGGAGTTGGAGATAAGGTCGGAACAAGATTTATTTGGAATTCTCACTACAGGAAAGCTTTGTCTGAAGGAGTTGCGGATCCTGTAAAGTATGCCGATGACTGGACGAGAAAAATGGTGGCCGGCCGTGGAATTGGAGAAGTTCCTATCGCTCAAAAATCAAAAATAGTTCAAATGGTAGCGCCATTTCAATTGGAAGTTGCTAACCAATGGTATGCGCTTCGGGATCTAGCCAAAAATGATCCGAGAAAATTGGTTATGGCAAAAAAGCTTCTTGAATTCTCGGTGGCTAGTTTCATTATGAATCAAGTCGCGAAAGAGATCCGCGGCTCGGATGTTTCTTTTGATCCGATCAAT